CTCTGGCGGCCATCGAGGCGCGGACCGGCAAGATCCTGATCGAACGCAGCTTTGTCTGGACTGTCACAGGCTGGCGGGATGGCGAGGCAGAGGCTTTACCAGTGGCGCCGGTGAACGCGCTGATCGATCTCACGCTCATTGGGCGTGATGGCGACGAGAGCCTCGTTGCGGCCTCGCGTTATCGGCTGGTGCCGGATCTGCAGGCGCCGATCCTGAGGGGGGCGGGTCTGTCGCTGCCTGTAATCCAGATGGCGGGTTCGGCTCGGGTCCGGTTTTTAGCCGGTTATGGGCCGGAGTGGATCGATTTGCCGTCAGATCTGGCGCAGGCGGTCTTGATGCTGGCCGCGCACTACTACGAGTTCCGTCACGATACCTCGGGGCCGCTTGGGCTTCCGTCGGGTGTGGCGGGGCTGATCGAACGGTTTCGCACGATCCGGCTTTCGGCCGGTCGGGGGCGCGCATGATCCCGCGTCTTAATCGCAAGCTTGTTCTCGAGGCGGAAGAGCGGCTCGCCGATGGCGCGGGTGGCTTTTCCACCGTCTGGACCGCGCTCGGCACGCTTTGGGCCGCACTTGAGGCGCGCACGGGCCGCGAGGCGGCGGTGGCGGGCGGTTCTGTCTCGCGGGCCGGTTATCGGGCTATCCTGCGCGCAGCGCCCGAGGGCAGCCCCTCACGGCCCAAGCCGGGACAGCGGCTGCGCGAAGGGGGGCGCCTCTATGCGATCCTTTCGGTGGCCGAGCGAGATGAAGACGCCCGGTATCTTGTCTGCCAGTTGGAAGAGGAGGTTGCTCCATGAGTTATGGTGTCGCCGCCGCGCTTCAGGCTGCGGTTTTCCAAAGGCTTTCGGGCGATGCGTCTCTCACCGCGCTTGTCGGCACTGCGATCTATGATGCGCTGCCAACCGGAACCTTGCCTGATCTCTATGTCATTCTCGGCGCGGAAAAGGTTCAGGACCGATCGGACGGTACCGGCGCTGGGGCCGAGCACGCTTTCATGATCTCTGTCGTGACCGACAGCGCCGGTTTCAGCGCGGCCAAGGCAACAGCTGCGGCCATTTCGGACGCGCTGGTCGATGCGCCGCTGACCCTCACGCGCGGCCATCTCGTCGCGCTCAATTTCCATCGCGCTGTCGCGGCGCGGGTCGGATCGGCGGGCACCCGCCAGATTGACCTGATCTTCCGCGCCCGCGTCGAAGACAACTGACACAAGGCTCAATAAGCGAGGTATTTCAAATGGTTGCCCAAAACGGCAAGGATCTTCTGATCAAGATCGACATGACTGGCGACGGCTCTTTCGAGACCGCCGCCGGCCTTCGGGCCACGCGCGTCTCGTTCAATGCCGAGACGATCGACATCACCAGCCTCGAAAGCACGGGCGGTTGGCGCGAGCTTTTGGGCGGCGCGGGGGTGCGCTCGGCCTCGCTTTCGGGCTCGGGCGTGTTCAAGGACGCCAATACCGACGAACGGGTGCGCCAGATCTTCTTTGACGGTGAGACGCCTGATTTCCAGGTGGTGATCCCCGATTTCGGCCGCGTCGAGGGGCCGTTTCAGGTCACCTCGATCGAATACGCCGGAACCTATAACGGCGAGGCCACCTATGAGCTGGCGCTGGCTTCGGCCGGGGCGCTGGTATTCACGGCCTTCGTCTGATGACCAACCCGTATGCCGGTGAGGTCAGCCTCAGGATTGATGGCGTGGACCATCCCTGCAAGCTCACGCTTGGGGCCTTGGCCGAGCTCGAGTCCGAGCTCGGCGAGGGGTCGCTCGTCGATCTCATCGCCCGTTTCGAGGGCGGGCGCTATTCGGGGCGCGATCTGATGGCGCTCATCGTGGCGGGGCTGCGCGGGGGCGGATGGCGCGGGCGGGCCGAGGAACTTCTCTCGGCAGATATCGCCGGAGGGCCGGTCGGCGCCGCACAGGCGGCGGCGCTGATGCTGGCCCACGCCTTTGCGCCTGCTGGGGCGTGATGGGCTTCGACTGGCCCGCGCTTTTGCGGCTTGGCCTTGGGCGGCTGCGGCTGAGGCCGGCCGAGTTCTGGGCGCTCACGCCCGGCGAGTTGATGCTGATGCTGGGCGAACCGGGCCGGGCGCAGCCGCTTGGGCGGCAAGGGTTCGACGCCTTGATGAAGAGTTTTCCAGACAGAGTGAAAGGAGCGGGCCATGAGTGATCGTTTGGGGGCGTTTGGGTCTGGCGCAGATGCGCTCGACCAGGCGCTGGGCGACAGCGCCTCAATGACGGCGGCTTTCGATGGCCAGCTTCGGTCGCTTCAGACCAGCCTTCTCGAGACGACCCGTGATCTCGGCAACCTCGAGCGCGGCTTCTCCAGTGGCCTACGCCGTGCGCTGGACGGGTTGGTGTTTGACGGCGCCAAGCTCAGCGACACGCTGCGTGATCTGGGAAAATCCATGCTCAATACCGTCTATTCTGCTGCGGTCCGTCCCGTCACCGATCACTTCGGGGGGCTTTTGGCACAGGGGCTGAATGCGGCCGTCTCGGGGATGATGCCCTATGCCGATGGCGCAGCTTTCACCCAAGGCCGGGTCATGCCCTTTGCCAAGGGGGGCGTCTTGTCCGGCCCTGTCGCCTTCCCGATGCGCGGGGGCATGGGGCTCATGGGCGGGGCCGGGCCCGAGGCGATCATGCCTTTGGCGCGCGGCGCGGATGGCAAGCTCGGTGTGCGCGCGGGCGGCGGCGGGTCGGTCACCGTTCACATGAATATCACAACGCCCGATGTGGCGGGCTTTGACCGCAGTCGTGGTCAGATTGCGGCACAGGTGGCTCGCGCCCTCGGTCGGGCACAGCGCAATATTTGAGGTTTAGAGATGAGCTTTCACGATCTCCGTTTTCCGGCTTCGCTGAGCCTTGGCGCTGTGGGCGGCCCCGAGCGGCGGGTCGAGATCGTCACCCTCGCCAACGGCCATGAAGAACGCAACGCGCCCTGGGCTCATTCGCGCCGGCGCTATGACGCCGGTATGGGCCTCAGGTCGCTCGACGACGTGGCGACGCTGGTTGCCTTTTTCGAGGCCCGCGAGGGCCAGCTTCACGCCTTTCGCTGGAAGGATTGGTCCGATTTCAAATCCTGCCAGCCTTCGGGTGAGGTCACGGGCGAGGATCAGGTGATCGGCGCTGGCGATGAGGTCACTTCCAGCTTTCAACTCGTCAAAAGCTATGCTTCGGGAGACAGCGTCTATGTGCGCCCCATTCGCAAACCGGTGGCTGGCACAGTTCAGATAACGGTCAGCGGAGAGCCGCAGGCGGAGGGGGGCGACTATGCCCTCGATACCGCGACGGGGATCGTGACCTTTTCCCATCCGCCCGACATTCAGGCGGTGATCCGGGCCGGATATGAATTCGACGTGCCGGTGCGTTTCGCCACAGACGCGATCCGCACGTCGATGGCCAGCTTCAATGCGGGCGAGGTGCCCGATGTGCCGGTGATCGAGGTGCGGCTGTGAGCGGCCTAGCGGACCATTTGGCAAGTGGAGCAACCACGGTCTGCCGCTGCTGGGCGGTGGTGCGAAAGGATGGCACAACGCTCGGTTTTACTGATCACGACCTGCCCGTTTCCTTCGACGGTATGGACTTTCGCGCCGAGGCGGGGATGACCGCGCAGGCCATTGAGACGTCGCTTGGCCTGTCGGTCGACAACGGTGAGGCGATCGGTGCGCTCAGTGATGCCGCGATCCGCGAGGTCGACATACTCGCGGGCCGGTATGACGGGGCCGAGGTAACGGCCTGGCACGTGAACTGGCGCGTGCCTGCAGAACGTCAGATCGTCTTTCGCGGCACAATCGGCGAGATCCGGCGCGGTGGAGGGGCGTTCCACGCCGAGTTGCGGGGGTTGTCTGAGAAACTCAATCAGCCGCGCGGTCGAGCCTATCAAGCCTCCTGCTCGGCTGTCTTGGGGGACGTCGAGTGCGGCTTCGACTTGCAGACGCCGGGTTTCAGCGCCGAGGCCAAGATCCAGTCGGTCGAAGGTGCGGCGATTGTCGTCGACGACCCGGGATATCTCGAGAAGGGGTGGTTCACTCAGGGAGTATTGACCGTCTTGGATGGGGCAGCGGCAGGCCTTTCGGGCATGATCAAGGCCGACGAGGAAGGCTCTGACGCGCAGCGCAGGGTTGTTCTTTGGCAAGAGCTGGGCGCAGGCCCGTCTGTGGGGGATCGTATTCGCCTTATTGCCGGTTGTGACAAGCGGTTCGAGACCTGCCGTCTGAAGTTCTCGAACCACATGAATTACCGCGGCTTTCCCGACATTCCCGGCGACGATTGGTTGATGGCGTCTCCCGCCACGACGGGCGAGCGAGACGGAGGTAGTCGCCGGTGAATGAAAGGGCCGCCCTCGCAGCGCGCGGCTGGATCGGGACGCCTTATCGGCACCGGGCCGCAGTCAAAGGGGCAGGTTGCGATTGCCTTGGCCTTGTTCGGGGCATCTGGTCTGAAACCGTCGGACCCCTTGGGGTCGAACTTCCCGCCTATACGCCGGACTGGGCCGAACCGTCCCGGCGCGAGGCGCTGCGGGCCGCGCTTGAGGAGCGGCTCGTCGCGCGGCCCTTTGGTGAACCGGAGGAGGGCGATGTCCTTCTATTCCGAATGCGGGAGGGGGCAATGGCCAAGCATCTGGGGATCCTGATTTGCGCCGGGCCGGCTCCTGCCTTTGTTCATGCCCATGTGGGCCCAGGCGTCATCGAAAGCCGCCTCAGCCCGCCGTGGCGGCGCCGCCTTGTGGCGCGTTTTGCATTTCCTGAAGGAGGCCAGTGATGGCGACGATCGTTCTTTCCGCAGCAGGCATGACGCTGGGCGGCAGCATTGGGGGATCGGTTCTGGGTCTGTCGTCGGCGGTGATCGGCCGCGCGGCGG